TTTGTTATCCCAAATGGCATGTATGCCTACATCGTTAGGATTAGGCATCATTTCCTCCGTTGTTGTTTCTTGGCGTCTTGTATCATTTGCTCATTTTCCCAAGATTCCATGCGAGTGACAGTGTTGCAATATTGAATCATAAAGGCCTGGTCAGTCTCCGAACATTCCCAGAATTGTGTTGGAGTCAGACCCCACTCATGGGCAGCATGTACTTCGCTAAATCTGGTGCTATGCCGCCACCGCCCCCGTTTGACCGGTAGCTTTGACAAGGCTGTCCAGACCCTTCCCGTCCTCCACTGCACCTCGAAAGAGGGCATCGGCGCGTTCTAGCGCCTCCCCTGTCAATTGCGAGATTAGATAGACTCGTTGTACAAAGTCTCGCTGATCAGCCGGATCTGCTAATAATACTCGTTCTACATAAAAGACCTTGCGCTCCGTGGCCCCAACGGGAACAGGTATGCCACAGAATTCAAAGTCTTCTTCCCAGTTATCGTCTGGCGGTTCCATGACTACGCCAAAAACGATATAGGCATTCGTTACTTTGCGATTGACTTCAGCGGAAGCTGTTGCTACACGCTGTTCGTATGCCTCCCAAGCTATCCGATCCTCCGCTGTCTTCAGCGTAGTAAGATCGTGTTCAATCTCTTCTATATCCTCATCCAGTATCTTGACGGTATAGGTCGGCGGTCGAATGTTTTCTACCTGCTGAATGAGTATCTGCAAATCATCCAGCGTCTTAGTAGCAATAGGTCGCAGTGGTATCTCACGTCCCGATCTAGTCACGAACAATCGTAACTTATCAGTCATCTTAGCCCCCCATATCTCGCGGCAGTAGGTAATGATCGGGGGACTATCATCATTACCTAACTGCCGCATCAGCTAGCCAGCGATTAAGCCGACTCTCTGATCTTGAAGTAAAACGAACTACCACCCTGTGCCAGCCCCGTACCATAAGCCACATCAGGCGCAACACAGGCGATGTGTGTCAGCCCCGCATTGGTCGGTGTATCGATAGCTTCCCAGTCATAGCCGCCGTTGATAGTACGTAGCACCGTGCCTACCGGCGCGGCAGTATCTGAGCAGATAAAGCCGTAATGGTCATCATACCAACTCATGCTGTTAACACTGCCTACCCCAGTTCCGGCCCAACCGGTGCGTTCTGTCCAGGTCGTGCCCCCATCCCGACTGAAGAAGATCTCGCCGTCATCCGTACCTACCCAGATACGGTTCTTGTCATGCTGCCAGCAACACTTAATGTCTCCGCCTCCACCTGTAGCTGTGGCTGCACTCCAAGTTTCTCCCCCATCGGTGGTTACCGCAATAACATCAGCTGCCCCACCAGCCACTCCGTAATTCTCGTCGGCAAAGTGAATACAGTTGTAATCGCCGGCATGAATTACCCCGGCTTCTACCTGCGTCCAGGTTTCGCCATAATCAGTACTCTTCCAGATAGAACCGTTAGCTCCTGTTATGAAGATGAATCGCCCGTGAAGACTAAAACAACCCTGGCCCCATACAGAACCCTCCGCAGCAGCGGCTCCACCAACATTTACGGATGTCCAGGTCGTACCGAGTAGATCGTCGCAATAGGCAATCTCACCCTGCGTGGCTGCCTCCGTTTCTTTCCATACTAACCATCTGTATCCATCACGCCCCATTGGGAAGCGCGTTCCACTAAAAGCCCCAGCACCAGCCGCAAATGGATCAGTGGCTGTATCGGCGAAAATGGCCCCGGAATCTGCCGAAAATTCTAACTCAGCTAGCAAGGGTCCCACACCGCTCTCGCCCACCATTAGTATCTGCTCGCCTCGCTTCAACTTATCTCCGCATTCACCGTAACAACGCAAGTCCATGTTCGGTACAGCACAGTACGCTCCGGTGACTGCTAAGGTATCAGCCGTCAAGCGGTCTATTACCAAATTGGGAATTTCCAACACAGGAGGGTGGGCAGACACATCTACCGAAAGCATAGATTCAGCATCCTCTTCGATAGACACTACCGGGCCCTTGGTCTTGCTGGTAACCCGACAGCTCTTAAGGATATCCCCTCGTACATAGTTGTTGAACTCGTCTGCCGTTCCGCAGTCTCGTTGTAACAGATACAACGAGAAGGCACAGTCCAGTTTCTGCATGTAGCTACGCACACTGCGCAACCTGGTATTGATCGTTACCGTCACCGGATCGGGAGGAGTAATCGTCTGACCGGTAACATCCCAACCAGCTCCATCCCTGGTAAAGCAACGTAACATTTCAATACCGCCCATGGCCTCCGAGATTTCGTCTGCCCCATGACAGCCGAGATATACCACCTCTGTATTCGGACCATCGGGCTGCACCCACAGCGCGCCACTTCTAGTCGTTAAATCATTTGCCATTAGTCAACCTCCTCATGCTCTTTGGCGAAAGCCAACACTACTCCTAAATCCACTTTGTAGATACGTTGCAACAACCCGACTACCAACCGGGAATTATTCCGTACATCCTCATAGGTATATAGTTCGTTATCTCGCATCAATTGGGCGAAATCCTTCACGTTGATTTTGAATTTCAGTTTTTCCCAAGGAACACCTTCCATCACCGGAGCCTCCTGCCGTGGTTTGGTAGTCTTTTCTTCAACCTCTACAGTATATGATTCCTTCTTTTCCATACTCATTTCCCTTTCATACTGTGCCCGGAAGCCAACGATACCGCGCTCAGGGTCTTAGTGGCATAGCCTCGACTAAGCTGCCCCCACCGTCGGGCAATGGTCTCGGTGAATTTGCGAGGATGCTTAATACCGGGATGCATTACCCTCTTACGGTGTATGATTGGCCCAGATGGACCACCACCTGTAGATCCCAACACACGAGGCTTAGTCTTCGCTTTGTAAGAACCCTTTCCACCCCATTGGAATATCAGCGTCTTCGCCCTGGTATTGCCTGCCTTGGGAATTGGGTACGGGCCTCTGGTGCCCTTGTCCACATAACCGTAAATCTCAGCGCCTTTGGTACCAGGCTTAGGCCCCACTTGAATATCTATTTGCGCCCGTCCAGTCATCGGTTTGGCCGGCGGCTTGGTTCTGTACTGAAATTGCACATTCGTATCCCAGGTGGCCGTCGTCTTGGCAAAGTCTTTCTTTATTTCCCTGGCCATCTTTTGCATGTCCTTGAGAATAACCGCCTCCATCTGCTTAACACGCAATGGTTTCGGCGTTATGGCAATCAGTTTAACCCCACCACCTGCACTACGAAACTTTACTGTCATCAGGTCCGACTCCGTTTGCAGTAATTCTCCCAGATACGCTGGGCCGCAAAGTCAGTCACCGCTATCTCGGCCACCGCGAAGGCAGGGTAATCAATCCCAGTCTCGCCGGTACATAATTCGATCTTGCCAGTCCGCACTTCTTCCAACCGCGTGTTGGCCCACTCCATGTAGATACTGATTTTCTCCTGCGTCAGATTCGGACAGGGACATGCACCTTGTAATGTCAAAGCGGCTATAATACAGTTAAGATGCTTCAGGTACTGTATGGCCCAGTCCGCCAGGGTGCAATCACAAGCAGCTACCGCAGCCATAGCTGCGTGTATTTGTGAGGCCGAGAGGTCTAATTCTCGATTGATAAGACTCTCATAGTCGGGATTGACCTCACAGCCCCACTCTGCCTGATAGTCATCGGCGTTAGCATATCTACCATCGCAAGACATCAGCTCACCGCCCTGGTGATGTCTGTGGTAAAGACCACCTTGCGCCGGTATAAGGTCCATACATCTCCGGCAGCATCGGCCCACTTGACATCGAGATAGCATTTGCCAGCTACATCGGCCAGCTTGATACTCTCAGTTGCTCGCAAGGTCCAGGTCAAATTACCGGCGGCGATATTGGTTACAGTAATGACCCCATTCCCTGACGTGCCGGCCTCACCTCCGTTGATGTACTCTAGCCCGGCAGTCTCTTCGATCTGCATAAGTGCCGCTCCGTCGGCATCCTGTTGCGACCTCTTGATCGTAATCCATAACAGAGTACGCCCAGTGAGATCGCCCAGATAGGTCAAATCTTCGGATAGGTTGTCTCCAGCGTTAAGGTATAATATACCATTGGCGTAAGTTGAAGTCATGTCAGTCTTTCAACAGCTCAACGAGGCCTTTCTGCTTGGCCCATTCCTCGTGCTCAGGCTTCCATTTCTTGCACTTCTGCAGCTCTTTGACCTTGGCCTTAAACCGCTCATCACGTTGTTGGTATCTCTGCTTGTATTTTTCGTTCATAGTGCCTCACCTTGCTCTCCCTTATGTCGGCATAGTAACCGCCATGCCATTAGTCGTCCAGTTGCCAACCCATGAGTCCGATATCGTTCCGGTATTTAGATCATCCCAGTCACCATTGGCTCCTGCCGGTAATACACAACTGAAGTAGTTATCGTATACCAAGTTGCAACTGCCAACCGTGAGATCGATCCCCTCGTCAGTAGCCACAGCCGCGCTCTGGGCCTCGCTGTTGTAGATAGTATTGGCCCAGATATGGTTGTGTGCGCCGCCCTGCATGGAAATAGCCCCCGCTCCAAGAATGTTGTGAAAGATGTTATGATGGATACGGTTGTACTCCGCTCCGCTTCCCCCCGGGTCTACGTAAATGCCAGCATCGTCGCATTCCTGGAAGTTGCAGTGGCTGATCTCACAGTTCCAGGCAAACTCCAATTGAATCCCGATATCTATGTCATCGTCAAAGAAACAATTGCGAACTACTGTATTTTCCCCGTACAAGGTCATACCATCCCATTCGCAATAGATGGCCCTACCGCCCGGAGTCCCACCAACAAAGGCGATGCCTTCGATCAACACATCCAGAGCGTACACCGTGATGCATGTTCCCAATCCACCGGCTGTCACCGGTGACCAGTAGACTCCCAGGCCGCCCGGCGATGTCCCGACGATACTAATTCCATCGACAGTGACAGTTATTTCCTCTTCGATAGCAGTATTCCAGTCCGAACCACCACCATATTGCCAGTCGTCGTTCTGACCGACAAAGATTACATCGCCCCGATTGTCTCTACACCGGAGAAGAGCGGCTGCTACCGTAGCAAAGGGACACTCCGGGTCTTCTCCGGTGTTACCATTATCCGTAGCACGATCATGATTGGGATTGACGTATAGGAGACGACTATCGGCCATCATGGACTTGGCATAGCGCGCGGTGAAGTCAATTCCCAACACACCCGCCTGACCGGGCATATAGCCCGCCGTTCTGTCTCTTACGGTCATAGCGATCTCCTATGTCTTCTTACGAATATCGTCAAGCATCTTCTGTTTATCCGCCGGAGACATGTCTAACTGGTTCTTCAGGAACTGCACCAACTCGACCTCCGACTGAAACCGAGGTTCAATTTTGACCTTCGGTTTATCCTTGACTTTCTTTTCGACTTTCTTGTTAGCCATATCTAACCTCCTAGTTCGGCATTGCCGCTGTCGTGCCTTGATAGTTCAATAGCCAACTATTAACCCCAGCGCCGGCTCCATCAGTGAATGGTACATTACCCATGACCGTATCGCCGTAGTTGGCCGAGTTGCCATTGACGATAGCCCGCGTGACTGAAGCACCTAACGTGATAGCCATGCCTGCCGTATTGGACGGTAAGGCGATAACGTTGTCCAAGATCATAGGAGCGCCACCCTGTACCACCTCGATAGCCACACCCTGCACCCGGTCAAACACATTGCCGATAATCTTGATAAAAGCCGGATCATCGTTGATATAGATACCCTGCGCGGTCAAGGACTGTTGGAAGAAACAATTACGTATTTCCAACCCGAACTCTATTCCACCAGCGGCACTCATTACACCCATTGCCCCAGTACCGAAGTACGAATCGTAGATACCCATACGACACTTGTTGCTGGCGAATTCTATACCTGCGTGACTGGCACCAGCATCGAAGTAGAACCCGCGCACGATGACATCACTGGCCGCAATGCTAAAACCCGCCGTGTCACCGGGAGGGGCAACACACGCCCAGGGTCGAAATGAACCGGAAGGTGTGCCAATGATATTGACCTTGCTTTTGTTGATGCTAACCGGCCAGCTCTCCCCTGCCGGCTGCCAGTAGTCCAATACCACAATGGTATCATTCATGTCATTGGTGCACAAGGCCAACGCTGCAGTTAGAGTCAATTTAGGAGTCTGCGGAGTTAGCCCATCATTATCGTTGCTCCCGGCACAACCGTCACAATAAAACACATTGCCCAGTCCTGCACCCGGTATAACATAATTTGCCAGATCGCTGCCGTACCAGGCTGCAGATTTTGGATTTCCCATTTTGTTATCTCCTTGTCTAAGCCGCTGGCGCGGCGATGGTCAGGCTGTTGTCCCCAACCTCAGCTTCAGCTACATCCTCAGCGAAGTTACCTGTCCAATTACCAGGACTTGCGGCATTGGCATAATAGCCACCAGTGTTTGAATAGTCGCCACAGAAATGGTTGCCGACGACGATATTCTTGCCCTGACTGCCACCGCGTAAGTCCAACATTAGCGTAGCCGCGATCAGCACTCCTTCGTGGAAGATGTTGCCCTTGAATAGAGATAGGTTAAAGCTCCTGTCGCCTGCTGCTGTGCCAATGTGGTTGTTATTCTCCCAGAAGAGATTCCTGGTGATCTTGCACATGTAGGCGTTGGCTTCACTCGAATCTGTGGTGATGATAGCAAAGGCGTTACCACCCTGGCTCAGTTCCCGGAACTCGCACTTATCGATCTTGACATCATACGGCGCACCGGAGAACTCTATCCCGTACAATCCACTCCAAGCCCCATCGAACTCGCAGCCCTGGATGGTTGTCCGGCTGGCATTGTAGTCACTGCCCGGGACCCATTCCAGCTTGATACCAGCCGCCCCGGTGCCAGGTAAGAACTTGATGCCTTGTACTGTCCAACCCAAGGCCCGCAGAGTCAAACAGGGATTACCCACCGCGTCGGTGGCCCAAGCGGGCGACCATTCGTCAGAATAAGCTCCCACGATATTAACATGAGCCGGCATGTCAGTAGTATCGCCGGTTACCACAGATTCGGTAAGGTCCGACACGATGTAAATTGTGTCGTTTTCTTTGAGATATGGCTGTCTAGTACCTGTGCCGGCGGTGATGGCGGCGGTGCGATCGATCAACGCCTGCAGAGTAGCCAGAGGCGCAAAGCTCTCTGTACCATCGTGGTAATCTGAAGCATTAGCATGAGCAGCGTCTACATAAAACACCTGTTTACCCGGTCCAATCGTAGCACCCAGACCAGTACCTTGAATGCCCCATTGCGGGCTCCTGCCCGCATGGTAGCCCAATTCTGGATTTACCATTATTACCTCCTATCTTGCGTCCCGCTGGCGTACCCAGCCTGGCGTTTCAGATATGACCTGTGGCTCGGCCTCGAAAGCGGCCAACATCGCCTTGGCCTTCTTATACTCTTCATAAGGCCAAGAATGAGGATTCTCGTCTCTTTCTTTGATGATCGTCCTCGCCTCTGCCACAGACATACCATAACCGACAGCCAAGAGATCGTCCATCGCTTGACTACCAGGCTGGATACAATCAACCGACCGTCCTCTTACTGTTTTGGTCACTACCCCAGCAGCCTTCTTTTTGTTAGCCATTGTCCCCCCCCAAACAGGCGAACTCTGCCCTTGTCTCAGGCATTATCGCCCACAGTGTTAATGGGCGGAAATCTTCCACATCCGTTCTCTTCACAGCATTACAACTACGGCAAAGAGGTTGGATATTGTCAATATCATTCCCGCCACCCATTGATACAGGAACGATATGATCTACTTCCAACTTTGCTATTTGTCCACATGCAACACACCGACCACCAACGAGCAAACACATAGTATTCCACTCTTCTGCGGTATACGAACCTCCATTGGCGCGTTCCGTATTTCTGCGTCTCGTGAAATAGTCCCGCAGTTGCTTCTTGAATTGTGGGTCATTGTGATAACGGTCTTTGACATATTCACGATGACTACGGTTTACGTGTTCACGATGTTCCGCACGCCACACTCGATTCGTTTGTCGTTTGCGTCGTTTTTGCTCTGAAGTCCTATTGGCCCAAGAAGTGCGTTCTCTTTCAGATGCTACATAGTCAGGGTCTTTGTAATGTTTTGCCCTCCAGTCATGTTGTAATTCCAAGTGTCTGGCATATTTCTTGGGGTCTTCCAATCGTTTCTTCCGATATGTCGCTTTCGCAATCCGATGTTCAGGGTCAGTAGCATACCTCTCTCTGGCCTTACGGTTCTTACATGCCTTGCACCAACAAGTAAGGCCAGAGGTTCTATTCTTATCACGTCCGAATTCCGATTCCGGCAAGTCGCGTTCACATTGTGGACAGTGTTTCATAGTTTATCCTTCTGCTACACCGTAGTACCTGAAGAATAATAAAGCCCTCTGTAGTCCGTCACCCCCACGTAGCTTGCGTCGTCCCAGCCACCGATGACATCTTCCACCATGTACTCGATGTCGCCCGTCTCGAACGATCCCATCAGAATCGCTGCCGGGGCGCTGCCCATGATGGTCTCCATGTTGGATTTCTTCATAAAGACCGCCGGGTTAGTCCAACCAGAAAGACGGGCTACAGTCACTGCTGGTATTTCGCTAGGATCGGCGAAGAGATACCAGGGTACGTTAGCCCCAGCAGTTGTGATATACGGGTCCACATGCACGCCGGCGATGTACTCCGACAGGATGTCTCCCACTCCACCTGCTCCATATTGAATCAAGTCCTTGAGTACAGATTGGGCCTGAATCTTGAGAATGGGCGGAATGACTAGATGCACCCGACCGATATTCATCTGTATGCCACTGGCATCCGTCCGTTGCATCATAGCGTTCAGTCCGATAGCCAGGTTAGCAGCGGTCAACCGGCCTGTGCCGGACCAAGGCGCTCCCAGCGCGGCAATTGTAGCCTGCGTGGTCGCATTGTCGTACAGATTCGAGACGAAACTATCCTCGAATCGTTTGGCTGCCTTGAACATTCTCTCCGGGGTTTCTTTGATCTTGCCCAGATCGTCGTTGACGATAGTTTGCCAACTCACGTCGAACTGACGCGCGTATTCCTCTACCCCGTAAGAAATGTGACTGTCAGAAATGTCCGTCGCTTTGGCTTCAGCCTTCTCACGCCGGCGATACAACGTCCCTGGCTCGGTCATCCTGTGCCGGTCTACATCCCGAAAGTCGGGCGTTGTATCAGCATAGGTATAGTTCACCCAGGCTCCTGCTTGATATTCATAGTCCTTGAAGAACAGTCTGGATAGAGCAGTGGAGAAATAATCTGCGAAATGAGCGGTGGTCATCGTCTCAACGAATTCCTGGCCGTTCATTTGCCGCCAATTCTTCTCCAACACCGTAAACGCGTCCATCTGAATGTCGAACGCCCGTTCTTTCACCAACTTGCGCCGTTCATCCGTATATTCCGCTCCCCTGTCAGATTCGACCGCGCCCCAGAACATGGCCTCGGCAAATTGACCACTGGAGGGAGTCTCTCCCTTTTCGTGAACGGCCTCTGCGGTGTCTTTCAACCATTGAATTACTTGATACATGGTATTACCTCCATTACATTCCTGGACAGTTATTTCTATAACTGTCAGTGTTTACGAACCGCCAGCACCCACCTGCATTACAGCACACACCTGCGTGGACGCGGTAACTCCGCCCTTCGGGAAGGTGTCAGTAGCAATGTCATACGCTACCGCCCGTCCGAAGATAGGATTAGCTCCACCAGCGCTGTCCAACGGGCTGGTGCTCAGTTTTGTACCGGCTGGCATAGTTCCAGAACTGTCATAGTATACCAGATCTCCGATATTGATCGCTCCCCACGTGTTCTCTGCTGCACCAGAGTAGGTCAATACGTTGCGGACGTTGTGCTCATAGACCATCGAGCAAGTAAAATCCACAATAGCCACGCTGTCATCGGAGTCAACCGCCAATACTGTGCCGGTCAATTCGCTTCCAGCCAACAGGCAGGTTACCTCCGCCGGTTGAGTTACCGTAGGCGTGGTATCGGTCATTCGGGCATAGGGAATTTCCCAGTGGCGTACTGCACCTTCACTCGAAACCTCATAGTCTTGATTGATCGTTTCAGTCATTGTGAAACCTCCTGTAGTTCCTAAACTACAATTCTAGGAGCCGGACGCTACGCGCCCAACCACTTCTTGTTGATTTCGTCAAGGCGTTCCTTATATGCATTCTCATCCAGCTTGGTATCAACAGGAACATCTTGAGTCTCCCCCAACCCGAACGGCTTGCCCGACCCGGTCACGGCCTTGACATACTCGATCTCGTTCGCTGCTGTTGTTTTCAGATCGTCAAGGTCAGAATATTGACTCTTGCCCAATCGCTGCTTCACTACTTCCGGCAGGCGTGTCCTGGAGAGAAATGTCGCCACATCGGTCTCAGATAAATGTTGACTTTCCTCGCCTGACATCTCGCCAGGGTCATCTCCTGCTTCCGAGGATTCTACAGAATTACTTTCAAGGTCGGATTCTTGTGGCTCTAATTCTCCGTTCGCCTCTTCGACCTGCTCAGCCTCTTCCTCGGCAATAATGATCTCGTCCAATTCTTCCAATTGACGGTCGAGTTCTTCCTCTCGCTTTTTTGACATGACAACCTCCTATTTATCTAAACTGACGGCATGCCCTCTCGCGCCAGCCCTGGTGACCCAATCTACTGCAAGGGCTTCGGTAATTCCCTCCACCCAATTGCCGCGTTGTTCACCAATTTGTTGATCAGCCTTGGCCTTGCCACGAGCCATGATCGAGCATTCTAAATGTTGCAACTTGTTAGCCTTACTCAAGGCGATGACTCTCTTGGCAAACCCCTCATCATGCACTATGACTCTCGCCACAGGCCCACCCAATTCCGTTTCACCAACAATCGAATCTACAATAGATACCCAGTCTCGATTCGTCTTGTCGGGAGTATGGTCCTTTTCGTACATCTTGGCATCGACAAAAACTCCTGAGTCGCGCTTTAGAACCTCGGCAGGATAGAAGTTCATGTCACGTTTGTTGCCCCAGCCGGGCTCAATCAGGCAGACCTCCATTGCCAACGGCACGATGTCTGTCTGCTCTCCCTCAGATTCTACCAGCCTTAGTGCGTGCCCCACCTTAACCTCTTCCAATTCTGATTCCGCTACCTCAACCGTTGTCGTCTCTTCTGTCTCGGAATTTGACAAAGGCTCCCATGCTCTGACTACCTCCTGCCAATCCCTCTGCTCAGCAAAGTAAAAGTCGCGTCCTGCCTCCTCATAGCTGACTTGATAGAATAGATAGCCCGAGTCTTCTACAATCACACAATTACCCATGCGGGGATGTGATCGGAAAACCTCCAACACAAGCAGTGGGGATAAATCCACATCATCTCCACCACCAAATGCGTCTTGAAACGCCCACCGAATCCGTTGGCCAAATTCATCCATGCTACCATCGGACAATTGTTCCCTCATGGTCTGCGGGCTGGAAACCTCTCGAGGTTCAGCTTCCGGCAGTTCTATCTCTTCGCTGTTATACAAAGTCTTCAATTTAGAGATAGCCTCTGATTTCTGAGGGCCGTCGTAGGTATTGCCCCGAAAACCCGCGTGCAACGCGGCCCAAGCTGCCCCCATAAGTCTGTGATCCGGCTTGCCATTCTTCTTGACAGGTAAATGCCAAGTAGAAGATTTCTCTGCGTCTATCACCACCAGGAAATCACCCGCAGGACGCGATTCCCCACCTATCGTCTTGGTCACCTCTTCCATCAAGTCGTTCTCCTCTTTCTCGCCCGTTTCCTTTTTCACCCAGCGTCTGTCGTTAGGATTAGGAACATAGATGTTCTTGAATTGGGCAATACTGGCGGCGTAAGCGGAATCGGGCGAATTACCTGCTGTCTCCATCTTGTCAGCCCAACGCGCAATCATATTTGCCTGGTTCAAACTAATTCTGGGCTTTATGTCTTTCAAGGTATTATTTACATCTTCCCATCGCGCATAGGCCATGTCGCTTTCCCCTCCAGGCTCAGTCGCTCTAAGCAACGTAATACTTACTTTCTCTTCGGCTGCCGAGAAGTACCTCTGTTGCCAACACCGCCGCCACTACCATCTCGACGACGAGTACCACCACATGAACCTCTGCTGCCTCGACCTGCACTTCCCCTTCTTGTTGCCATTCTTAATTACTCCTTTCGTTTATGGATATCAGTCCTATCATGTTTCACTCCTATGGCTCCCAACCCGTCACGTAGGCCCACAACAATAATATACGTCTATATGCTACTGTCCAGTCCGGTGTAGCCGGGTTGAAGGCTCTGCGCGGTATTACGCCGACGACCTTCGCCGGATATCCGATGCGCGTTAATTTCATCCTCACGCGAACACCGCCACGATGTGCAAAGTTCCCGGCGCGCCGACGTTACCCGATTCTGCACAGGGCATCCGTAACCGTTCTACCGTACCCCGCAATTCTACCGGGCCATAGACGAAATTCTCCATGACCGCCCCAACCGCGCCGTAGCTGACAAATTCCCGCTGCGTCAGGGAAGTGGTATCGGTGCTGGCTGCTACCGCCCCACCAGCGATAATCCCCTGTGTGAACCAGTCCTCCACCCCAGCCAAGTCTGCGACATAGGGCGACGCCTGTAAGGTGAAATCGAAGGCTCCCCCTGCGCCACCGCGAATGTAGCTCATATAGAAAGTCACGAAGTTGAACGTCACGCAATATAGCTCGGTGGGACTAGCATCGAAAGCCCCCGCTGCGGGCAGAGCGGCCGAGGCTCGTACTGTCTGTAACTGTAGATACGTTGGGATGAACACTTCAGCAGGCATAGCTTCTCCTTATACAACAAAAAGAGCCGGAAGCAACACGAAATACTCGTCTCGTGCACCTCTCGGCTCTCGACTGTTCACCTATAAAGGCTGTCCGCGGCTCTCAGGTACAAATCAATATTGTATTATATATCAGTATAACATAAATTTCTGGAATTGTCAAGTTTTCATCAACACAGCGTCTCCAAGAAGTCGACCAATTGCAGAATCTTCACTTCCACACATTCTGCTCTGCGTCGATCTACTCGTCTGTCGTCTTTGTCGTGGAACGCCAGAGTGCCCCTATCTGGAATCCACCGAGCGATCTTGATTCCCCCCAAGAGAATGAAGTTCTCTTCGTCTATCACCGGCACGAATAGAGGAGCAGCCTTTTCTGTGTCTACCATAACTGAATAGCACCTCAATCAGGCTCTGCGGGCTCGAAATGAATGTGGCCGTACTCTGTTTGTTCTTTCTTGGATATTGTATCATGTTCCTTCTGCAAATCGGTGTGGAGCTTCTCCGCGCTCTCGCTATTCTCTGGTGATGTAACGAACAAGAAGTCTCCAAGTTTCCAGCCAAAACGCTCAATTGTACGTTTCCTATTATTCATTGTTACTTCTTAACTCCTACCAAGGATAAAATGTTGTCAAGTCCTTTCCCATCTATTCCTTTACCTGGGCCTTCAAATTTAGCATCATAGAATATATCCGCCATGTCATCCAGAGCCTGTTCCACATCCTTGATCTGGTCTGTGACAATCTGTAATTCAGGACTTGTTAGGTGTTCACCTCGCCTAACCCATCTCATTTTTAAATGGCGAGTATCGCCAATTACTTTATCATCAATGACTCTGAATACAGAATCACGCGGTAAAAGCAATTCTGCTTCGCTGTACTCCAAGCTGGTATATGGTTCCATGTACAATCCAGATGCACCTTGTGGAACTTCTATCTCAATCAATGTCCCGCGACCAAAAGTCATGCTTTCAGCTCTTCGCTTATTTAGAGTTGTAGACACGTAAGCTCGATCCTGTATTTCTGCACCGATTGAATCACCTACATTGCCGAACATCGCAGCGGTCCGTTTGCCTCCGCCTCTATATAATCTCACTCCTGGAGCAGATACTTTTGATCTATCAATCATAACATCTATATCTGTTACAATTGGATTATCTGTATATCCAAATTTCCGCAAGTCATAATTAAGATCGGAGTATGCAGACCCCTTATACTTCTTCAGCGATTGATGCTGCCGAAATGTCGGTTCTGGATTTAATGACTTTTGCGATAACGCCCATTCATCAGCATCTTTCGTTGTAGCAAATATTGGCATTTCGGGTTCTTCTGGCACACTCGGCATACCGCCGCGGCCTGGTGGTATGCCGGGCCTCCACAAATTGGCACAGTCATCGGCTGATACTTCGGGAGAATATACGTCCCAATAATGCGGGCAATTGTGAATCACAACACCAGAGACAACATACTCTTCGTTCTCAGTCTCCAGGTTGAATACGTCGCCTACATAGTCCTCGACTTCAACCTTTGTGACTCGGTGTGTCCCCTGTGTTGTGTGTACCAAATCACCAACTCGCAAATCTCGCGCAGGAATCCACCCGCTCGTGGTCATCACCGGATGTTCGCCAGTCACTCGTAGAACTCGACCGCCAACAAAGAGCTGATAAACCGGTTCCTGAGTCTGTCGCCGAAATATTTGCTTTACTAGACATTGCCCCTTGCTAGTCAGCACTTCATCACCAACAGCAACATCCTCAATAGCCTTCTCTGTCCCATCTGCCATGAGCACCGGCTCACCCGGTGGGACACAGTTGGGATGGTATGGGCCAGGGTTCGACAACGCCACCTGAATCGGAGTCTCGCCTCTATTTATCCATCCGTTACAAATCGGACATACTGCTGTCCGAGGTCTCAATACCGCCATTCCTGTCCTGATCCCATTGTTGCGGTAGAAGTCCCGCTGAGCCTGATTCCGAGCCGATAAGTCGGTATGCTGTGCTATCTGCCGTTCTTTCCACTGCGAACGATTATCGTTCCAGTCTCGTAAGCGCTTGGCGTAGGTGTTGCGATTGGCGGTGGGTACATCCGTCCTAATCTTGTTGATCGCCTTGGCCAAGTCGCTGTTGTAGGTGTCAGTGATACTGTGGGCGTCCTCAATGCTTTTCTTGTCCAGTTCTATCCATTCCGGACCGAGGCGGAGAGTCCCCCGATAGTGGGGACAGCCAACCCGCTTGGCCTGTATTGCCAATTCATCTTGATAGGCCCTGGCTCGCTGCGCGGTCAACTCCCCACGACGTGTCTGCTCTGCGAGGTCGTCTTGCATCATAGCCCCATGTGCTATCTGCATCACCGGGCTACCTTGAGACACTAACGACATCCAAGGAGGCGACTTCTCTCCGAAGTCTGCTTCGGCAGTAACCGTCCGCCGTCGTTCCCACTCCGCCTCGCTGTCCAGTACCGCTTGCCACTCTTCATCGGAAATGGCCAGGAACCGCTCCAGACTATGCTGGAATAAGCGATCATCGGTCGCGGTAATATCCTTCAGTATCTTGGTACGCAGTGCCTGGCGTCGCTCTTGGTCTTCAGCATCCTGGCGAGTCTTATGCGGAATAGACATAGTTACTCCGATTTGTGGTATTCTGTGTTACTATCGAACGTTCTCTCGCATGTGGCACACACCAACAGATTGGGCGGATGGCCGGGATAACGATAAGCAACCTGGCCTCCACAGCCGGGGAAAGGACAGGTAATATTGACCTCTTCCGGAACAATGTGCGTCTCGCGTAGTTCTCCTTCCAGCATGTCCATCCTGGCGTCCCAACCTTTCATTACTCCGATCAGTGAACTGGCTGCCTGTAGTTCACCCTGCGTCGGTGACTGTTGAATAGATTCTCCCGATTCGACTTCAGCGGGTATAATATCTACTACATCAGATGTACCCAAGGCCTCGAGCACCATTCGCCACACGGAAGTTAAAATACCCTGCGCCATTTCGGTATTGATCATGCCCGTCTGCACATAGGGCAATAGCCCATCTCGCAACATGGCCGACATGGCCTGGCTGATGATCTCCAAATCTACCTCTACGAGCTTGTCGGTAGACACGGTAACCTCCACGTCGGCGAACTTGTCCGGAACATCAATCTGGAATTCATTCGATTGGGAATAGATCGACGCAGCCCATAAGACGATTCGTACCATTCTCCGAAATTGTGCAGCCCAGAAGGTTTGATAACGCGACCATTGACGCAGGACCGGACCTTCCATCGCCGTATTGCCAGCAATCAATGGACATCCATTACGTCTAGTAATGAACATCTTGTTTGGCGGAGCCTCAAAACACCATACCTTGCCCTTATACTGAATGTATCGCACATTCAATCTACGGGCCAAACTTCTCTTCTGTCTCTCAGCCCGATACAATACCCAAACGGTAGCGTTCTGTGGGAATTGTTCCTTGGAATTTTCCTCACAGTTCACAGACAACGCCCCCCAATGTCCACAATGTAGAAGCAATTGTTGCATACCGTCAATCAGCTGCTTTGACGTAGAATAGTACGCGCCTATGTAGGTATTAAACGAGTGTCCATCTTCCTCAACAGCCCAATGTCCGTCGCCGTCCCACAAAGTATCAAGTAAGATCAATGTCTGTCTGCGCGAAAGGTCAAATGCAAGTGATGGCAAATGCTTTTTATTCGCCCCATTACCACAATTAGCCTTGAGCCAAACAGCCAAAGATTTGTTATGTATTCTCCATTCCAATTGACCATTACCTCTGTCGCGTAGAGTGTATTTCCAAGGCAGCCTATCTAACAATCTTTGGATCTGTGATACGTTAGCAGAATTAGCAGATTGGTGAATTGATATGGAATAATTTGACAAGTTACCCTCAGACAGCCACCATCCCAAAAACTGCAACCAATCATCCATGTCCACTTCTAGATCTTGTTGTATACCGGTTCTTGATTCCACAGCCGGAATGAGATAAGACACAGTATCTGGGCGTTCGGGAATAAAAGCCTGAGTAGGTAGAGCGAACCTTGACCACAGATGTTGAGCCTCGACTACCTCAAACTCGGTCTTTGCACACTCTCGACTGACATTATTTTCATTCAAGGCTAACATTCGATGATTAGGAGTAACAATAGTGTCTAGGCCCCTACCAGTGATATGTACCATTTCGCCTTCATAGTCGTACTCATGTAATACTGTAGGTGAAAGATATTGAATTTCTCTCTTTTCGTGACAATATGTAGCTATTTCCTCTCTTGATTCCCAGTCACGCCACGACTTCCAGCCGTTCTCAGTCAGGACTTCGGTATCGTCAGAGTAACAGGCTGTGGCGAGGCGGTAGGCGTCACCCGAACCCATATAGTGCGGATACACCCCCGCTCCCAACGCGGCCATCTGTAAGAGCGATTCCCCATCTATTTTAGCGTCGCCGGCTCCTGTCATTAGCGGCATTCGTTCCAATTCACCGCTCTGATTCTCCAGCCACGTTGACCCCGCTGCGGCAGCGGGATTAGTCTCCGGATTGCCCGCAGTCAAGGTGGACTCTAATCTAGCCTTCAAGTTATCTATCGGACGGGACCCGCCTTTGACCTTCAGTTTATTGACAAACATGGCGACGGTCGCAGCTACTGTCGAACGATCTTCTCGGAAACGGGTGTGGGCTTTCGTCCAGGGCACTCCAGCACAGAAGATAGGCCAACCACGCAGGCCAGCCTTACGGTTGTGCGCGATGTGCAAGACGCAGACGGTAGTTGAATTTTTCATCCCTTCAGCCCGTCCCACATCATCGTTGAATTTGGCCCTGGCAGTCCACCCGTTCTTCAACGCTTGCCAGTCGGCATAGTACAGTGATTTGAGCGAACCGCCTTCGTCAGACCATTCACGTTTGTAATAAAGAGGAACGTTTTCGTCCTCCGGGTCGGTCACCACCTTCTTGATCTGGTCGGACTTTATAACCCTGACCTGGCACGTCCCGTCTACCGTGGAGATAAAGAAGGCCAGGAATAGCTCCCCATCTACAAGGACATCATAAGACAATTGTTGCAGACCATCAGCCGCCAACACTATGCTGTTTTCGTCCGCTGTCCAGAAGGCTTTCCAAATCTCTTCAGCCTCCGGATCCTTAGGAACGATGACAATTTTCTCCCCGAAGCCATAGTTTGTCCACAACCAGACTGCCCATTGAGTTACAACGTCCCTTCTCCATAGCCGACGCGATTCTTGCACCACGTACAACCGTTCCGATTCCGTTTTATCCCCGAAGCCACCCATTGGTTCGTAGCCCGTCTGGAGACGAGTAACAAAGTCGATCATGTAGGAAGAGGCCGACTCCTCCAAGCCCTGCGCCAATCGCTCAGGTGGAAACGCGTATTTGCCCTGAACGTAAGCATCCTCCAGGATGTCGATAGACTCCAATAACCTTTGTCTCTCATGTCCCAAAAGGACGTCTGCTATTCTCTGTCTAATGCTTGGCATGCTACATCTCCCCGCTCCCAATCAGATGAACAATTATCCACACTGCAAGGCGCGCAATCTAGCTAAATGGGTCAATCTTGTAACGCATGTTAACGACCTCTAACCGATCTCGTGGTTCCGTTAGATCCGCCACCATGTAACGGGTCGCGTCACACAAATCAAACGAGTGCTTATCTCGTATCTTGTCTGTTAACTCCCCGGTACTCTTGTCCTTCTCCCGCTGATAGCTGCCAATCTCTGATAGCAGTCCCTCGCAATTATCGTGAATCACCATATCCCCGGATTTCAGCATGGAATACACCCGCCCGATGCCCACCCACAAATCTGCGAATGGCGGCGATTCTCCATCAATGCCCGCCGCTTTCCAATCCAAGCGAGGCTGCCGTTCCCCCGGCTGCCCGATGATCCAGCGAGCAATACGCTCATGAGTCAATCGCAGAATTTCCTCAGCATGGCCTTGCGTGGTCTTGCCAAACGGTTCTCGATATTCACGATAGATATGAAACTTACCATCTCGCGGAGATAATACTCCCCACACTGCCGCCACGTGCGCGCCCACCGGGTCAATGCCCACTGCTCCTACCCAGTCGTATGGTATTTCGAAATGCTTCACCACGTTAAGCCCACGATCAAAACAATCGAAGATCGCAGACCTCAGCTTCGTCGCCATACCTCGCCAGAACATGGCAAACTCGTCAGGAGGCATAGTGGCCCGCGCTTCCTCGAACTCAGCCAGCGGATACGAAGGATTGGCAATAGAGTCGAACTGAATTAGGGCAATATCGTCATTTTCGCGGAGGGTCATCTCCGCGCCACGGTCATCGACGATATGATAAGTAGGAGCGACTTCGGTCAGAGGATCTATGAACAGCTGCTTTACCCAATTGAGCGCGTATAGCGTCGTGGTAATCAGTACCCGTCCCTGGTGCAATGCTAATCGCCGCTTGATAGCATGCCAAGCCTGTACGTCAAATCTCAACTGTCCCGCCTCGTCTAGCCAGGCAGCCTTAGCCGTCGCTGCTTCCAATCCCCCCTCCGACTCTGCCGAACGCAAGATGATTCTGGCCCACATAGGATCCTTACTCGTCTGGGCATAGAATCGGCCGCCAGGTTTAGCGCCTTCGCATATCTCAATAAGACGATCTCCTCCCCAATAGCGGCCAATACCAAAGACGTCCACGAACACCTTCAGCAACGCTGGCAACAGCTTCAACTTAAACAGATCATAGCTCGATGTACCAGCGATATAATCGCCTTGTCCCCGGCGTTCTATCTCACGCTTAAGCCACCAAGGGCCAAATTGACTTTTCCCTCCCTGAGTCCCAGCCAGCATTGCCACCCAGCGTTGCGTCGCATCCCAAGTCCAATTCTGCCCCTCATGAAACGGCGCAGGAGACACCTCGTCGGGGCCAACCAGATGTCGCTCAGGCCACCAATCCCCCGGTGCCATCGCGTCCAGAAGTGTCGCTACCTTGACGCGTTCGGACGGCGTCAAATATCTCACCAAGTTGGGTAATTCTCTCTTCGTTGGTAAGGTTATCATACTCTCTTGTTCCGGTAGGGTCGGTGGGAGCAACCTTGGTCGGCGCGTCTAATCCTAATAGCTTACACCGCCGCTCTACGCACCGTTCAATGCCAGCCAGAAAACGCGGATCGCCGGTCTGAGCCTCTGAGCGTTGTATAGCCTTAAGACGAGTATCCGCCGCCGTTATCCTCTCAGCTACCGTAGATTTCTTGTCCAGCTTGCTCGCTTCCCACGCTTCCCAGTATTCCAATTCTAGTCTATTGATACGCGCCAGTTCTGCCGCACGGTGCTCGTCCACGTTCGTCAAGGCTGATTTCTGCCAACGCGCAATTAGAGTCTTGATGTCCCGACTAACAGACGATTGATTGATATTCAGAGCAGCCGCTATCACCGCTTGCGGTTCATGCAAGTTCAAGTACCGGTGTGCGATTTCCTCTAAATCTTTTTCACGCTGTACCGGATGTCGCCGCTTAGCCACTTTTTTTATGCACCTCTTATTATGCGCTTAAGCATATTCTCAGTTCCCACGTAATGCCTCTAATTAGCCACAGAATCATCACGTTTATACATCCCGCAGATATGATTTGTCCACTAGTGATAACTGCGAATAATTGGTGTCATGCAAGTAATTATGGCACTTACGACATAATGTCACCAAGTTCCTTGCGCTATCAGAACCACCGTCTTCTTTTGGGTGAATATGATGGCATATCATTACATTCAGATCTATCGTATCCCCACACCGCGCACAGTGCTTATCATCACGTCCCCACACATACCGACGCAACGCGTCCCAATAGGGAGGCGTCTTGCCAATCGCCCAACCATACCAAAAACCCAAGGCCTCCCAATCAACTATTTTTTGTTGGCAATGAGGACATATATTAGACGCTCCCTCCCGGACCTTGGAACGTTTCCCCTGTTTAGGTTTTGATACATGCAAAGAGCTCATGTCTTTCAATGGCTTCACAACCTCGCCACCCTTCGGTTCTTGCCAATCAACACCCTCGTGGGTAACTAACACCAAACTCACAGATGAAGAACACAGCACCTTGCACATATCAAACGTATCTGGGATACCGTAACCCACGGGCACAATAATCAATGTTGGTGCGACTCCCATGATTTCTTCGTAATCATGGGCAATGGCTATAATACCATCCTTAGTTGAATAACCCCTAAAATCGTAGAGACTCGCCATTAGTTATATCCCTTCATGCCTCAAATCGCTTCCTGAGCAGCATTTTGCCTTATTCTCCGTCCGCGACCAACCGAGGCTCCAGCCCCAGACCTTGCAATCTCTGAAGCGAAACCGCGACATACTTCTCCGCTATCTCGCAGCCATAACACACCCGACCGGTCTGCTCCGCTGCTACGCAGGTGATGCCGCTGCCCAGGAAGGGGTCAAGAACGCTCCGACCTTTGCAATAATCAGTAATAATGGCTTCGAGTACCGCGATAGGCTTCTCTGTTGGATGCACCCGTTCCATGCCTAGATTTCTAGCATTGACTCCCGACCAATGATGTCGAATCATCCGACGACGATGCGGCTTCATACTCCAACACATCTCAAAATGATTACCAATCAGTCCATCGCTCGCTTCACTCCGTTTATCCCAAACCAACCACGAGCCGCCCGCCGGCAAGTGCTCATAAAAATAATCTCCGCCCCACCAAAATTGTTCCTTGATCTCCGCTGTCATCTCAAAATACGGCGTTGGGTCGAAATCAACATCATCGCCAACAACGACATCATACTTGCGCGACTCAACCCGTCTTTCTGGCATATCGCGATAATCAGTATTAAGTCCCATCCCATACGGCGGGTCTGCGAGTACCATCTCGGCCTTCTCTCCCCCCATCAGCTTCGCCACGTCCCCCGCGTCGGTGCTATCCCCGCACATAATTCTGTGGCACTTGTCTTCCACGCTCAGCGACGGTATCTCGAATAGGTCGCCCCGCTTGACTTGCCACTTCTCTTGTAGCTCGTCGGCGCGGTCCATGTCCGCCCCTGGGTCTTCCGCCTTGTCCGCTTCCCACCCGAAGTCCTCAAGCTCAATGTCGCTGAATAGCCCTTCCAAATCCACACCGGCTTCCAAATCGGCAAGAATCTGCTCCGCGTCCCAATCAAGGTCTAACTGCCCCACCCGATTGTCAGCATAAGCTAATTCTCGTGCTGCGGGGTCTGTCTCCAGGTCAAGGTCGTTGCGCTTAACGGCTACCAACTTTGTACCATCGGTCTCCACGATAAGCAGATCATCCAGCCCAATATCAGCTGCCCGCTCCACGGTCTTATTGCCGGCGATAATCTTGCCATGCTTGTCAATCAGAATTGAGCGTCCTGCCCCATATTTACGCAGGGAATCATCCAGCAATTTCAAACCGCGCTGCGTTCCCTTGTTGGCGTTTTCCATGTCTGGTTTCAAATCCTTGATGCTATCCATTATTGTTATTATACCATAATGTGACGCAATTTTCAAGATCGCCGCTCATATCTGCATCGTATTCGCGTGCAAGGATTTTAAGGTTAAACCCTTGACAAGAATATATATCTGTGGTATAATAATTATAGAATTGAGAGACGGAAATACACAGAAATGAAGGGAGAGAACGATGAACTGCAAGCAGTGTGGTTACGAATTAGACAGAAACGAAATCGCCAAGATGGTGCGGGGCAAGCCCCCCTACGATTTCGCCAATCCCCCGAGCGATTGGCAGGTGGATCCGGAAAGTTGTGATTGGTACTGCGGGGACTGTGCCCGCAGCTTCGACGGAGACGTCCCGGACGATTGGGAAGTCTACTATCTCGGATAAGCCGAAATGCCCGCAATGACGCGGGCATCTGCCGGGGATGGTCGCCCGGCACTGACGAGGCAGACTGAAAGGAGAACGAACATGAAATTCTTATACCGGAAGAAGGGGCAAATCGAAGACGCCGCGCTGACCGCAGTGCGCGGCCCGGAATGGAAGGAATTGATAGTGTCGAGCGGGGAAGCTCAGGCAACATTCCCAGTTGTCGCCATAAGGACACGGCGCGGGCAGTCTTACAAGGAGGCAGCCTGGGGGTTCTTCGACTCTCATACAGATTTCCGCGGTGGGGTGTTGACATACTCCACCGACCGCTCCAACTTCGGAATGGCCGAATTGTACTTTCGGTCAGACGAACAAGCGAAGACGGAAACCGACTCGCTTGTACAGGAAGCGGAACGAAACACAGCAGAAACCAAGTCTGTGGAGAGAGCGAAAAACAAGTTCCGATGGGATTATGATTGCGATTACGCGAAGATGCACGAATGGCCAGAGATCGAAGTGCTCGAAAATGGCCAGCGCCACCGGATATCTCAGGAAGAATTTGTAGCAGGCAGGCGCGGGGACTAGCTGAATTTCAGCGACCAGGGTTCAAGCCCCTGGCCGGTGCAATTCAGCGCCGTTAGCAGCGAAAGGGGAGCGAAATGGAAACGAAATGTAACAAACGGATACGGCTAGGAAAGCGGCCTACAGATATTCTGTGCGGCGGTAAGTACGAATTACCGGCGCATTGGAATATCTACAACGCCCCGAGGCCAATTTACGGCACTGAGGGATATGAATGGCGGGACGATTGCTTCTGCGGTGTCTTCTACGCCGCAGTCAATCCCGAGGACGAAATGGCTCAGCGCTGGGATGACAGGAACGCTGAGCTTGACGCGAAGGTCATCGTATATGTGACGGAAGGGGATGCTCTCGCAAAGGCAAGGAGCTATCTGACCGACAAAGGCATAGACCCCGATGTGATTGCTCTATCGTCGAAGACAGTATTGTTAGATATTTTTTTCAACGTGGTCGATGACGGCCATATTGATGTGGAGGCATTATGAGAAAACACGAACGATTCAGTCAACTCGGTATTAAACGTCTGTCGCGCACGGTGCGTGAGTATCTCGTTCGCCTGGTGGACGAACGAGATTACACCATCACCCAGGCTGTGGACCAAGGTTTGCGACTGCTATACGAGCAAGAATATCCGGACGAGAGACCGGCCACCAAGGAAGCATCCGGGAATACGGTCGAATGATACGCATCGACCACAATCCCGGGCTGCTGACCACAGCCCGTTTCTTTCCTCCTTTCAAGCCGGGGGCCTAACTAGCCCCCGGCGAGAAATCATGCTAAGGATTTTAAGGTTTAAACCCTTGACACCCATATAGAACTGTGGTATAATAATTATAGAATTGAGAGACAGAAATCACACGAGAGGAGAGAACAAAATGAATTTCGCAAAAGGGAACCACACCTATACGATAGAAAAGAAAGAGATTCTCAAGTACTGGGACATAGAAACCATAATAGAAACCACCCCAGAACAAGCGCTGCAATCCGCAAATCAAACGCTCCAACGCCCAGAGGTAATGTCAGTCAGGGTATCCGATTTCATGTCCCACAGTGGACATGTATACCTTCCGCAGTTTAACGACTAACCACCAACCAGGCGGGGCGCAAGCCCCGCCACACTCGAAGGGAGAACGAAATGTACGACGATGACAAGGAATACAATGCAGCAAAGGCAAGAATTGACAACACCCCGGCCCTGGAGCCACACCGGTCGACGATCATGTACGACTGGCAAGAGACCGGAGAACATTGGGCATGGGTTGCCATAGCCTCCACGAAAGACATCGTAGACTGGGCGCAAATGGTTGAGAGCGCCCAGGAGGACGATGAAAAGACCGACGAATGGTTCGACTAACGCACAGCTTATACCCCACTACACACAGAAAGGGAGCGAACATGTACTACGAAACGATGCCGCAAATGCCCACCCCGTGGTGGGAAACGAGAGGAGACGAGACGACGATGTGGGACGCACAATGCGAGGCGGATCGAAGGGACGAACAAGAAGCAAAGGCCGAGGCGAACGCGGCCAAGAATGACGTCATGGAGATGATCCAGGAAATGGACACGAAAGTGTTCATGGACTGGTATGATAAGAATATTGGCGAATTGTCGGAATTATCAGTCCGTCGATTCGCGTCGGCAACGTTGTACCACTAAGTTCCATCGGGTTCTGGCGATTGACAACAGTCGCCAGAGCCCGGGGGAATGTGACCCTCGGGTACTTTTGCCCGCGCCGGTTTACACACTAAAGGGGTTTAGATTGGGGCCGGCGCGGGTAATGTGAAAGGAAGAATGAGAGGAGAGAACGATGGAAGAAAAAGTGCAATATCAGATCGTGCCCTTTGAAACGATTATGAGCATGGGGGAGGTGTTCGCCAAAAGTGGCTATTTCTCCGATGCACAGGAGCAGGCCCAGGCCGTGGTAAAAATGTTGGCCGGGCAGGAAATGGGCGTGGGACCATTCGCTTCCATGAGCGGCATCCACATCATCAAGGGGAAGCCTGAGGTGGGAGCGCACCTGTTGGCAGCGGTGCTGAAGCGGAGCGGAAAGTACGATTACCGTGTCAAACAGCCCATTCAGCCCGATAGCGTAACGCTAGAATTTTTTGAGCGGGCTATTGGTAGCGATGCTGAATGGAGACCCGTAGGCACAAGCACCTTCACCGCTGAGGACGCCAAACGAGCGGGGACAGGCAACATGCAGAAGTTCCCACGCAACATGTTGTTCGCCAGGGCGCTGAGCAATGGGGTGAAGTGGTATTGCCCCGACGTGAGTCTGTCGCCGATCTATACCACCGGAGAGATCGATCCGGTGGGCAACGCGGAATACACCGATGATGACGTAGTAGAAGGCATTGTAGTAGAACAACCAGAACCGAAACCGCTTTCCAACGGCCGGCCGTGGGCGCCGAACGTTCTCAAAGCGAACTTACTCAAAAAGGCGGAGCATTACCGGAACAAGGACGAGTCCACGACGGAGCCGCCCGAGGACGGCGTGCGCGGCTACTGCGCTTCGCTGCTAAATCAGAGGTGTGGCAACGATGACCGCCGCCACGTTTTCCTCAAGTACATCTACGGTGACCCCAGTATCAA